AACCGCAATTCATCCTCGACGCTTACTTTAAAGTAACGTCGTCTCGTCCTATGCAAACTTACTCTATTCCTGGAGGTCGCTTATAATGGACCCGGTCACTATTGCCGCTCTCATTGCTGGTGGAACCTCTATTATGGGCGGTATCATGGGCAGAGACGCTGCCCGTGAAACCTCTTATATGAATCAAGTCTCTGCTGATCGCCAAATGGCGTTCCAAGAAAGGATGTCTAATACTCAATATCAACGCGGCATGGCCGATATGAAGCGAGCGGGCTTAAATCCCATTCTTGCTTACTCCCAGGGGGGCGCTTCTTCGCCCTCTGGGGCTTCTGCCCAGAACATCAACCCTGATTATTCTAACGCGGCTGGTGGCCTTGCCAGCAGTGCTGTTAGTTATATTAATCAAAAACGCGAACGCGCTCTTATGGAGTCTCAAGTTGATTTGCAAAACGCTCAGATTAAAACTGCAACGTCTCAATCTAAACTTAACGTCTCTAATCCGCGGGCCGCTGACGCTCAAGCTAAGGCAACTGAAACAATGCTGCCGGCGCTTCGGTCAAAATCTGTTCTCGAAGATCGGCAAAACCAAATAAACAACTCCATGCTTCCTTACGACGCCGTCCTTAATCGTGTCGGTCAGGTGCTTGGTGCTGCTGGTTCTGCCACTTCTTTAGGCCGTTTCCTTAAACGTCCGTCTACCGAACCTGGTAACATTCCTAAATCCTTTAAAAATACGCCTTATCTTAAAAAAGATAAAAAAGGCGACTGGAGATCTCCGTGAAAGACTTTAAAATGTATACTCGTTATAATCTTCCTCCCCGAAATCCTTGGCTCGAATATCCTGAGCCCTATAAACCCGTTCTTCAAGGCGGCCTCCTAGAATGCGATATAAACCGCGTTGTCGCTCGCCTTAAGCAAGGGCTTGATCCCGGCGTCCCGCTTAACAGCGGGTCTTATAGAGATAATACGGGGGTAGTGGATATGAAATCGAATCTCGATATCATCCGCTCTCATCATTCTGCTTTCGCTGATCTCCCTGACGAAGTGCGTCAGCAATATCGTTCTCCGGCCGAGTTTTACGAGGCCAAAAAAAAGCGCTTGAAGAAAGCGCTCGGACCAGTGTAGATCTTGATGTATCTGGTCCAACTGACAGCAAACCTGCTGTCTCTCAAAAAAAAGGAGCTAAAACCTATGAAACGGACACCTCTGCCGCCCCGAGTCGCAAAAAAATCGTTCAAACGTTCGACGGCGGTGCATCCGAAGAATAGTACTTCTCTAGCTCCTAAACGTGGCGGTTATCGTCTCTAACTAATTTCTTAAATTCTCTTACACACCTTGGGGGGAGTACTCTCCCCCGAGGAAACCAAGCAAAGCGCGGTAGGTCTTATGCCTTGTCATAATCCCATTCCGGCTTATCGGTCTCGTATTTCTAATACTTCCGGTAAACGGTCTCTCGTCTTTACTAAACACGAAGGTTACGAGGACCTCGAAATCCTTATTCCTTGTGGGCAATGTATGGGCTGTAGACTTGATCGGTCCCTTGAATGGGCTACCCGTATCTCTCACGAGTCGTCTCTTCATTCTAAATCTTCATTCCTAACCCTTACCTACGCCCCTTCTAAAATTCCTCCCCACGCTTCCTTACGCAAAAAAGATATTCAAGACTTTATGAAACGTCTGCGGTTCTTCTCTGAAGTTCCTTTGCGTTACTATCTCTGTGGCGAATACGGCACAGAGTCTTTACGTCCTCACTATCATATATGCTTGTTTGGTGAGGACTTCTCATCTGACCGCATTCCCTTTAAACCTTCTTCTTCCGGTCATATGCTCTTCACTTCTCAATCTCTCACCGACCGCTGGGGCTTTGGCCACTGTGTTATCGGTGATCTTACTTTCGAAACTGCGGCTTACACCGCTCGTTATGTTACGAAAAAAATTACAGGTGCTTCTGCACCTTCTCATTACGGGCTTCGTGAGCCCGAATTCTCTCTCATGTCTCGTCGTCCTGGTATTGGTCATACCTGGCTTGAAAAAAATCTCGTCGATCTTAATAATGGTCTCTGTTGGTCTTCTAATGGCCTCACTAAAATGCCTAAATTCTATCAAAAAAAAATCAATCAAACAAAACTACTCAAAACTAAATTCAAACAAAAAAAGGAGGCCTTAAAAAAATTCAAGCAGACCAACCCATACACTCTCGACGCTGTTCAAAAAGCTAAATTCAATCTTAAAAAGAAAAAGGAAATTTAACGAAAATGATACTATCTATCTTCTCTATCTTCGACGCAAAAGCTGAGTCTTTTCTGCGTCCCTTCTGTCTTCCTTCCACTGCGCATGCTCGCCGCGAACTCGCGGAGGTCATGCAACAACCTACGGGTCCGTTCGTGGATTATCCTGAAGACTTCACTCTTTTCCGTACTGGTGAATTCGATGATGAATCTGGGGAGATTCAACCTCTTCTACAAATCGAATCTCTCGGAAATCTGCTTCTCATAAAAAATGAACTTAAACTTCGCCGTCAACAAAATCAGCAGGAGGCTTCACTGTGATTGGTTCTAAATCGTCTGGTCTTCCCTCTATTATGACGTCTTCTGAACATCAATCGATGATTCCTAAAGACGCGATCCCGCGCTCTAAATTCGACCGTTCGCATGGCTATAAAACGTCCTTCGATTCCGGCAAGCTCATCCCGTTCTACTGGGATGAGGTTCTTCCCGGTGACGTTCACAAAGTGGGCGTCACCACTCTTGCCCGTCTGGCTACTCCCATCGTCCCTATTATGGACAATTTCTGGGCCGAAACTTTCTTCTTCTTCGTTCCCTATCGTCTTCTGTGGACTAATTGGGAAAAATTCTGCGGAGCTCAGGATAATCCTGGCGACTCTACTGCGTTCACTATTCCTAAAGTGGACGTCACTGCTGCCACCGGTTACACCGAGGGCTCTCTCTTTGACTACTTTGGTCTCCCTACTAAAATCACCAATGCTGTTAATGCGTGGAAACCTAACGCGTTTAACTTCCGTGCTTACAACCTTATCTGGAACGACTGGTTTCGTTCAGAGGACAACTATAACAGCGTTCCTGTGCCTGTCGATAATGGTCCTGATGGTGATGCGCTCTATCCTATTCAACGGCGTGGCGCTCGCTACAACTATTTCACTAGTTGTCTTCCGTGGCCCCAAAAAGGAACCGCTCTTAATGTTCCTATGGCTGCCACCTCTATTGAGCGTATTTCTAATTCTGGTGCTGGTGTCTTTAAGCAAGCCGGAACTAACACGAATGTGGCTAATGACCTGAATCCTGTAACCAACGCGGGTTGGTTGGTCGCTGGCGGCGCCGCTGGTAGTTACGATCCTAACGGCTCTTTACGCGCCATCGGTGGTACAATCAATGAACTCCGTGAAGCTGAACAACTTCAGGTATTACTTGAGCGTGATGCTCGTGGTGGCACTCGCTATACTGAATCCATCCGTCAACACTTCGGAGTTGTCTCCGATGACGCTCGCCTTCAACGCCCCGAATATCTTGGCGGGGGGCGTCAAAATATAAATATTACGCCCGTGCCTCAGACGTCTGTCTCCGCCGCTACTCCTCAAGGTAACCTTGCAGGCTTCGGTACGTTCGGCGGTCCAAATGGAGGCTTTACAAAAAGCTTCACTGAACACGGTGTTATTATCGGTCTCATCTCCGTTACAGGAGATCTCTCTTATCAAAACGGTCTTTCTCGGGAATATACCCGAAATACCCGTTATGATTATTTCTGGCCGGCTCTTCAAAATCTTGGTGAGCAAGCTGTTCTCAAAAAGGAAATCTGTACTCGTGACGCTGCCGCAAATGACGAAGTCTTCGGCTACAATGAGCGTTATGGTGAGTACAAATCGAAACTTTCCCAAGTTACCGGCCTTCTTCGCTCTAATGCGACTGGTTCTCTTGATGTCTGGCATCTTGCTCAAGACTATGGCGTGGCTCCGACTCTCGCCCATGTTGTTCAAGACAACATTCCTCTTTCTCGATGTATTGCGGTTCCTACTGAACCGCAATTCATCCTCGACGCTTACTTTAAAGTAACGTCGTCTCGTCCTATGCAAACTTACTCTATTCCTGGAGGTCGCTTATAATGGACCCGGTCACTATTGCCG